GATAAAGCATATCTGCAGTTGGTGTAGACATAAGACCAGTTGTTCACTGGTCTTAGTTTAACCTAATCAGCTAACAACGCGACCAGTGAGGTACATGTCGATATCTTCGTAACCAGGGGCGACATCAGGTTGGATGTAGCACACTTCCACAACCAGGTAACCAGCGCGGCTGGCGGCACTGTCAGCGGCAGAAATGTAGAAACCACCGGAAGTCGTGGTGCTATTAGCGGTTTCCTTAGCGAACACTTTAAAAGTGGTCGAGCTAGTCAGCGAGTAGTAAGCGTTACCAGGAAGAGGACCAAGTACGCCGGAGCTCAGGATAAAAGGATTGGTGCCGTAACCTGCAGTACCACCAGCAAAGTAAATCTCGCCAGCTTGGGTACCAGAGACGGTAGAGGTGAGGTTAGCTTGTGCCACACCTTCACCAACACCCGAAGCAGCGGTGGGGTTGCCACCATTGCTACGACCGAAAGAAATCACGTTGCCAGTTGCGGCATACACGCCAGAAGCAACAGTGCCATCCCAACCAGAAGCCACGGAAATCGCAGTGCGATACACGTAAGCAGGCAGAGTGGAGTCACCAGAGATCACCATGCCAGTGATGTTGGGACGAGTGTCGTCTTGGCGGTAAGGCGAAGGAACGATCACATCAGCATTAGAGGTGACGGCAAGAGCGCCGGTGCCACCAGAAATGCCTACAACAGGCACATAACCACGCTGCTGGAAGTAACGGTAGCCAGGAGTAGCAAGCACCGAAGTAGGGCCTGCGTTGGAACCGGTGTCAGTACCAGCGGCGTTAGGGTTGATATTACGATACCAACCGTTAAGAGCATTATTCCAGTTACCTGGATAAATCTTTTTAGCCGTTAAATAAGTCATCTATCTTTCCAGATATGTTTGTTGTTATCAGATGTTGCCGTCATCTTGGATGAAGCTGAACGCAGTGGTGATGAAATCGGTGTTAAGGATTTCGAAACCAGCGTAAAGTTGCCAAATCAGAATGATGAAGCGGCTGAAATCGTCGTTGTTGTTGATCAGCACCTGAGCATTCGGGCCGCCGATACCAACGCCAACAGCTTGAGGACCGAAGAAGTAACCTTGGGCAACTTCCTTGGAAGCATAAGAAGAGCCGCCATCGAAAGAAGCGGTAATACTCTTGCTTGGGAAGTTGGTCGATTCGAAGAATTTCACACCTTCGAACTGAACGCCAGTAGGCATTACAGGTTCGCCGGCCAGGAAATAACCTTGACCAGCCTGGGGACCCATGTAGAAGCTGGCGTTGTTAGGCATCATGGGATTACCCATGTACATGCCTTGACCAGGGTTACCAGCGTAACGAGCGATCTCACGGAAGTCAGGATCACGACGCAGGTGCATCATGAAAACGGGATCGCAAATGCAACGATACAGACCATCAGAGAAGGTCGGAACGTTACGCTTACGCAGGTCTTTAACGACGTTCAGAAGGTCGGTACGAACTTGGAACTGCTGAACATCAGCAGTGTACTCAGTACCGGTGTAGCTAATGCGACCAGAGGAATCTTTGGTCTTACCACCAGCAAAGTAGTAACCACCTTGCGAAGTAGAGGCGGCACCATTGGCTTCAGCTTTGGCGAGTTCATCAAGGAACACGCGGTCACGCCAACGGCGATAGTCGTCGAGCAGCGTCAAGCTACCGATCGACTGGTGGAACATATTCAGGTTGCCGGAATCCAGAAGAAGGCGCTGTGCCGTAATCAGGGTTTCACGAGCAATCTTGAAGGTCGAAGGTTGAGTAGGATCACCCGGGTCCGCAGGACCGGTGTATTCCTTCAGCACAACAAGCACCTTCTCTTTGGTGATGTTGCGGCTGTTGGCAGTACCGATGGTCTGGTCGGACACACGCTCACGGCTGTCCTTGGTACCAGGGGTACCCCAGAACTTATAGCGATCTAACTGAACCGTTTGACCAGGCTGCCGAGTGAAGTCATGAACGACCACAGGCTCGACTGCCATTTCTGCGATGTACGCAGGATGGGGACGGTAAAGTTCCGCACCCAAGATTTTTGGAAAATCGTTCTCCTGATCTCTAGTTTCTTAGAGGGGTGGACTATCTCTTCATCCCTGTGGGATGCCGGACGCTAATTCTGGTATTACGTAACAAGATCGTGTTACCCCCAGTAGTCTCTGCACCTTCCAATCACGACTTGATTGGCTTGGCTCAGGATTACCCTCGTCTTTACGTTAGGGCTTCCCTGAATTCATCCAGTTTGCACTCATCGATTGCTCGGTGAGGTGACAACGTTGAGCGTTCAGTTGAGGTATGCTATGCTTTGGAAACCTGTTCATAAACAACATGACTCCAAAACTTGTTCCAGGATTTGGTAATCTTTACTTAACAGAAGAAGGAATTGCTTTTGAAAAACAACTTGATCCCGACAATCAAGAATATTTTCGAAAAATTCCTATCAGTTCAACCAGTGTTTACGACCGAGTCTCGGTTCTTGTTGATGGAAGAAGAAAACGCTTTCATCTTCACGTCTTGATGGCTGTTTCTTTTTTAGGATTGGATCTGCGTTCGCATGGAACCAGTAACTTTTCCTTACAAGTTGATCACAAAGATAATGACAAGAGAAATAATCGACTTGACAATCTTGAGATCGTTACCAAACAAGAAAATTTAACAAGAGCCTGGGAGAGCGGTTGTTATAAAAACAATGGCTTTGCCAGTAAAGGAAAACCGAAGAAGTCTTTGAGAAAGTTTTCTTCGGATGACGTGACTCAGATCAAATCTTTAAAAGAAGCAGGACTTTCTTATCGAAAGATTGCGGAAAAGTTTGACTGTAATCACGGAGCTATTTACCAAATCTTGAAGGGCTATACCTATCAGGATCTGAACTAGCTATCAATAAACACCTTGGTTTATCCTCCAGTGTCAGTGTTTTTATCGGGTGAAAGATAAAGACACGTGTGTCTTATCTAACACAAATTTTAGCAGGTACTAGACTTAAACGTCTACATATACTGCAAAGTTGGTGTGGCAGTGCGTGCCATCAAGGTATTACTGGATCCATAACGCTCTGGATCCTCACCTTGAATGACGTTCATAGCACCGCCGCCAATCGTACCACCGAGTGCACCTGCACCAAGAACACCTAATCCAGTGCCAAGTGCAAACTCAGCCTTGGGACTAGTAGAACCTGCCTTAACAAGTCTGTTCATGTAACCTGGCCCAAGAGTTGCCCCTACTCCTGCACCTAAAACACCGGCGCCTAACGCTTCCGCAATTAGACGACCGGGACTTTTTTCTTGTGCTTGGCCGGTAACAACGTTTCCAAGGGTTGCAAGACCTGCAGCAGCGGCACCTGCACCAAGAGTGGACAAGGTAGGGTCCATTGCTGCATTCATTAATGCCGCTTTACCCTTTGAAAGTAACGGATTAAATTTACCGGCTAGCTTCATGGCCTCACTCCATCACAAACAATTTGTTTGCAACAACTTGAGGCTGGGCTTGATTCAGTAAACGCCAAGCGTTTGCGGGATCCATATCCATCTGTTGCTTGAAGCTGCCCCAGAAGTTTTCAGGACGCTGGGGAGCAGTTGCAGAAGGAGGTGCCGGCATGTACGGATTTACCGAATCGATTGGTGCCGTGCGATAACCAGGGGTCTCAAGCTCGGTCTCACTTTCGTACACAGGGCATGGACCTTCAGGACCAAAGAACTGCAGGGTGTAATCGCTGAGAACATCGGGGTTCGTCAGGATTTCGTTATAAGCAAGGTTCTCTTGGTGCTCGTTAACTGCAAAATTGGCATAGCCAGTTAACAGACCTTGTGCTTGTTGGCCCCATGCAACAGCACTATCCAACATACCCTCAAGATTAAGAGCGTATTGGTTAAGGATTGCTGGTGCTTCCCAACCGTAGTTATTTACTACGAACCGGCTTTCGTTGCTTAGATTTAGGCTGTCCGCCACCATCTGACTCAGCGACTGGCCGTTGGTTTCCGCGGAGGCTGTCGAAGAAGTTTGGGAATAATTGGGCGAGTATGTCTGGTTGGCTTGCGAGGTCTGCGGAGCCGATTGATACGTACCCTGGCCGTTGGCCTGTCCGTAATTGGCCGGACTGTAGGTCGTCGGTGCTGACGGTTGACCCTGGAACGGGGATTGAACTGGGCTGCTCAGAAGGCCCACCACCTTGTTGAACGCCGATTCCCATGGATTGCCCGTCGTCTCCGATGGGGATTGGG